GCTAGGTAGATTTGTGGGCAAATTATTTTGAGACATTTGCCAGCACCTGCCGCATTTCTAGTTCAGTTCTAAAGGGACCTTGATAACCGTATCTTTGAAGAGTAATCAACTTGGGGCAAAATGATTTAACCCAACCCTTGTCAAATTTAATTACATAGTAGCCTGCACAATACAAACTTTTTGAATCACTGCTTTTTGTAAACAGGGGTAATTTACGTTTAATGTCAAACATGGCGTTGTGTGGTTCGGTACTTGTTGAGTAGCCGTGAACTTCATTTGGCAGTGCATTGTCTGCTTCTTTAATAATCTTTGCCACAAAGAAATCTTTGCCAAATTGTCGAGTAAGACTTTCTTTAGTGTCATAAATTTTAGTGCCCAGTTCGTTGCTGAGAATAAAACGATTGTCTTCGTTTTTTCTCAAAGTGGCAAATTTTGTACCATCCTTTTCAACGATCCAGAATTTGTTTTCAATAATTGGTTTTGCGTGTAGGTCTGTCATAGCGTGTATCTCGCATTAAGTGGTTCGGCATAGGCCTGTGCCTGATCAGCAATCTTTTTAAGATCATAAAGATTGCAAAATTTCATCAATCTAATACCAACCTGGCTGACATTTTTATTTGCCTGAGTTGCTGTTGTAATAGTTTCAGACATGATCTGCCTAATGTCGTCGGGCTGTGCTGTAAGATCGATCAGCTGTCGATTACGTTCATAATCGTCTAAAACACGATGTTCTTCACCGTTATGGTCGGTCCAACGCTGAAGCATCATGTTGTTCCAATTGTACCCTTTTGAGTCACGGTCACCGTAGGCTTCACGGAGACCAACCTTATTCTTTGTGCCTTTTTCCCGTACTCCCGGATATGCAGAGAATACATTGTCTGAGGTATCGCCTCGCATACACTTCTCAAAGAGTAACCATTTTGGATCCGGCGCAACTTTTGCTTCGTTAGTCTTTTTATCAATAATGGATAAACCTTTTTTATCGAAATAGCCTTCGTGTGTGATTGTTGTTTCTGTAACGCCATTATACTGTTTCACATTAGGTGCGATTAGTTGTACAAAATCTGTATCTGTTGAAATGATCACATGATTGTCGCTAGGATGACTCTGTATCCAACCTGCAATTAAATCATCAGCTTCAAGTCTAGGATGTTGTAATACTGTGCAGTTAGTCTTTTCTGTGACAAAATCTTTAAATGTATCGAACGCTTCCCAAAACACACGTTCTTCTTCTGCTTCTCGCTCTGTATGCGCTGCTCGAGCTGCTGTACGTTGTGCCTTGTAGGGCTTGTAAAAATCCTTACGCCACGAGCGACCTTCTAAGAAAAATACCACATGACTACCTTCAAAGTCTTGCCACGCTTTCTTAATACTGTTGAGTGTAATGTGAAACGCCATGCCCAACTTGATGTCAGCATCACCGTTAATAACGTGACGGGCACGAAAGAAAGTGTTTGCAGTATCAACTAAAATATATGTCATAGGTTATTTTTTCTAACAGAATTAATATCAATAACGCCAGTGTTAACAGCGCCGCCAAAGTCGCCATCGACTACTACATTAGCACAAAGTTCACGGAACCAGCGATCGACAATTTCTTCATCTTTGTCGCCATCAAATCCGTATCCTTCTTGTTTTAATTTTAACACAAACTGCTCGTTCCAGTCAAGCTCAAAAAAGCCGTTGCGAATATTATCTTTATTGACATGAGTGTTAAGTACACCTACCCAAGGTTCCTTTAGTTTAGTTGCACGATCTTTTGGTGATAGTTTAGCAGTTTCTTCTGCTTCTATAGCACGTTCTGCAGACGCAACGGCGTCTTTGGCAATTTTTGTGGATTCTTCAGCTAATTTTACTGCGGCCTCAGTTTCTGCTTTGAGCTTATCAATACCAAATAATTTTTCTATAAAACGCTTCATTAGGTCCCCCATTCATTCTTAAACAACGGCACCTGCAATCGATCACTATATCGTAGACCTGCGTTCATTGCCATAATAGCTACTGCTCTGTTATTTAGAGCGTAGACACTTTCAACGCCGCCTACTGGCATTAGATAAACGTGTCCTTTAAATCCTGCCTTACGATATGCAGCAATAGCACACTCGGCATCAGCAAAGTCTTGTTCAGTAGCAATAACAAATTTTAAATAGGCTGTGCCAACTTCTTCATACTCACAAACTACCTCTGGAAGAATAGCTTCTTCCCACTTCTCACCACTGCATGGCAGTTTAGCACTTACTGAAAATGTAAGTTCTTTGCCTACTTCGCTATTCCACTTTCTCAAATATTCTTTAAATTCAGGTGTTAACTTTTGAGTACCATTGGTCTCGAATGTGATTTCCTTCAACGCTTTCATTTTAGAATTATTCAGTAAGTCTGGATAAGCACGTTGCCACCCTAACAACGGTTCACCGCCTGTAATTACTAGATGCTCATCCTGCCATTCATTGTGCGGAATAATTTCCATAATACGATCTGTAATTGCTTCACTTGTAAGCATAGGCGACAAATCTTTAAAGTCTGGATGCCAACTTGCATAGCTATCACAACCTGTGCTAACTAACGGCAAGTCTTCATACTTTGTAAAAGGCGTAATCATTTTATGTGTAGCCGCAATGTCAGTTGCTTCGTGACTCATTTCGCCACGAGGCATGCCAAAGCCTGCACACTTAAAGTTACAACCAAATGTACGTAAGAACACAGAAGGCACACCCATATAGCGTCCTTCACCTTGTATGCTGTAAAACAGCTCTGCGATTTTAATTTTACTCATAGTATATTATACACTCTTTTCACTAGTTGTGTCAACTTTTTTGAGTAGCCAACTACCATCTTTTTGATCTATCCATTTTAATGTATCGCCTTCTTTCCAGCCTGCTTGTTCCAATAGGTCTGGTGGAAAAGTCAATATGGCATCGCCACTATCATCGTTGGCTTCTTCTACACTAAGTATCCAGCTTTTCAATTTCAACTCCTAATTAAATCGTATTCTCATGTTTCCGATCCAAATATCTACGCTTGCGACATTCTTCTCTTACATCAGTGGGAATATCAGGATGCCATTCGGACATGCTACAATTGTAGACTCGATACTCTGGCATGTCTACTTGAGAAAGTACAACTACCCAAAGGATACAGGCAACAACAAATCCAACAATGTATTTGATCATATTCTGTCACTCAACAATATTTTACACATCATGGCATCGTGTTCATTATGAAATTTAAATGTCATCTGATTTGTTTCTGGATGACTGGTGTATCGATTGCCCGGCAGGCCAAAGTGTTCTAATACCATAGCACAGGTTTCATTCCACCAAAAACCAGTTTGTTCTTTTTTCCAAGGAACTAACACTTCATTCACTGATGATGTCCTTTAATGTTTCAAATATTTTAGAATTGCCTTCAATGGTATAATGATTTATACTTCCTCTTTCTTTAGACCAAAGTCCACTAAAATCGATATGATTGTTTTCTACTGCAAGTTGATTAACAATATCAATATGACTCATGCTGATATATGGCACAGTGATCAATAGTTTGATCTGTTTTCTAATTAAATTGTAAATGTCTATTTGATATTGATCATCATAATGATATTTGAAATATTCTTGTGCAGCCTTGAGACTGGGATTTCTAAATGAAGACTTATCAAGTAGATCATTTAAAATCAAATCACAGTCTTTGTGCAACCCGTGTTTATGTATGGGATGTTGTGGAGTATGCAGTCGACTGGGACTGGTATGACTCACAATTACCATGTCAAAACTTGCAACATGCTGAGATTCAATTTGTTTTAGAATCTTGTATTCTCCTATGCCCGCCTGTGCTAGATTAACCACATTGTATTTTGCAGAGAGCAGTGTAGGCCAACCTAACTCGGCATTTGGCCATACAGTAGCGAAACTGTCTCCTGCAATCAATATTTTCATTGTGTCTTTAACCAGGGCAAATATTTATCTGAGATGTATTTGTGATATTCACGATTATAATGTTCGTTGTCTTCTAGATAGAATTTTGTATGATCTATCAGTTTGTCAGCAAAATAGGCCTCAACGGTTTTAGAAGCAATCACAGTATTGTTTAATTTTCCATAATATTCAAAATTACTAGGAAATTTTAATCGTTCTGTAAAATTAAAAAGATAAAGTTTAGCACCATGTTCTGCACACATACGATCCCATACATAGACATCTAGTAAAAAATCACGTTTTTCTAAAAATGTGTTAAGTTCAAAAAATAACTTAACTTCCATATAGGTGTTTTTACGAAGATTTGGCGAGGCCAGTCCTTTGCCCATGTCAATATCTAGTCCGGGAAAATTGCTATAGTCTTTATCCCGTGATTTCTGAAATAATTGTATTTTTTCATTTTGTATAGTTTGATCACAATACCTATCAACAACACTGTCAGACGCACTCATCTTTTCAGTAAAATAGTCAATGGGTATAACTTCGTCAGACAGCTCGCCGTCAAACGCCAGTCTAAATCTATTGAATGGTGCTAGACATATAAACACTTCGTCTATGTCATTATATTTTTCAAACATACTAGCTAGCCAATCTGTGTAGACTCGATTGCAAACACCTGCCATTGCATATATAGCTACAGGTTTGTTGTTATCTTCCCCGTAAATTTCTGCATAGTTGTTGTCGTTCCAATAGGTGTAACTACCTGGACCTACTTTAGTAGGATGGCTCCAATAGCCGCAAGTTTGACTATCTCCTATAAACAATGCTCTACTCATTTTTTGTAATTGCCTTTTTCTGGGATAACATGTCTCACTCCACCACGTGGATCTTCCATGTCTCCTTTGCGTCTTGGAATTAAATGTATGTGCGGATACATGACAGTTTGCCCTGCAGCCTCACCCCAATTAATTCCAATATTAAATCCGTCCCACTCGCCTTTTTCTACCATCTCTTTGCCATGTGTTAATGCATCACTGAAACAATCAACAATCACTCCGTCAGCCGCATATTGCGGCACAAATAACAAATGACCTTCTGATACAGGGTACTTATCTTTAAACACCTTGACATGGAAGTCTTCCCGGACCAAGTCCTTCCACGGAGCAATACCTTCCTTCTCCGCATCTTCTAGTATGTAATCTTCTTTTCTCATTTTGTTCACCTTACTTTACGCTTTTTCATGACGTTCCTTGAGATACTGTTCGTGTTGAATCCATTTGTTGTTGACTAGGAATCCCCAATCACGTTTGTGTGGACCAGGCATGAACAGAGTCCAAGCAGTGACTCCGTGTTTTAATTCGATACGATGATAACTGTTTGAACCACATATTCGAAAGTGTCCAGGACCTCGCCAATGTTTAGTTTCTCCGACCAGTTTACCGTATTCAAAATTAGGAGTGTACTCGTAGTAACCACCTTTTAAAATCAATGTTGCATAGGGCCACGGATGATCATGTACATCATCTGGATCGCCTTTTAGAAACTTGTGTAAGAATACGTTAAACGGAAAGTGTGTTCTATCTTTTAAAAACACATAGTAGCGTTCTAGGTAAGGTTCGTTGCAAACACGATCCATGATAATACGCTTACGTCCAATGCGTTCTAAAAAATTAAGTAATGCCTTCATTCTTAATACTCTTTCAAAAGTTGTTTAATGTCTGTATGTTTGACTATTATAGTTGATTTAAACTCTTTGTCAATCTTCATTGGCAGATCTAAATGTATAGTGATTTCCGAATCATCGGTGTAATCAATTGAGCTATCATTACCTATAGTTCCAACAAACGGAATCTCGTTCCATCTACCAAATACACGACTACCTATGACATAGGTTTGATTTCTTATTTTTTCATCCTGATACATGTCCCATAACACTATTCCTATTACGGTTAACATAAGTGCTATAAAAAGAATTGTATTACCTGTCATTTTGTGTAAACGGCCAAGAGTTGCTTGGCTTTGGTCGAGTTTTTAATTTCACATTCTCTTCAATAACGTCGCCTGTTATTTCATCACATAGATCAACCTGATACGGTGCAATAATATGTACTGCGGCATCTTCTTCTAACCAATCGTGTTCACCGTCATAGAGCCATCCAGCTCCACCTTCGTAGTATAATTCTTTTAATTCTTGTTGTTCCAGTTCAGAGATGTCATCACTGAATTCCCATTCAACGCTACAGCTATCATCAAACTCACAGCCCCAGCCACAATCAGTTCGAGCATAGGCAACTGTATCACCTTCCCATGGGAGATTGCAATCTAGATCACCTTCTACAAATCCCTGCCCCCATCGATAGGTTTCATCTATGTTAAACCAACTAATACTGCCATCAGGATTCTCACGAAACATTTCTACATGGTAGACAATGCTTTTCTTTTCCAAGGGTTTGATTACGTATATTTGACTCATTTAAATCCCCTTGTAAGCATCAAGAATAAGAACCCCACCAATTGTAAATCCTACGATAGCAAGTCCGTAGTTACCGTTGACTAAAGCACTTAATCCAGATAGTAAGTTTAGCCCGCCAATAGTAAGGCTGATTTCTTTTCTATTGCGACCAACCCATATGAAAAATTTATCTAACATTATTCTTCCTTTACAAAATTGTAAGTGCGTTCAAAGATCGGACCATCACAGATATACAACTCACCGTCGATACCTTTCATTAGATAGTCGCCTGGCTTACCTTGTTTGTAATTTCCTTCTAGTGTATTGACTCTAAATTCTTCATCAATCTTTTTGGCATGTACTACAATAGGTCGCTTCATGCAAGCGTCCATGTCTTCTACTTGTTCAAATGTATCAAATGTTTTCATATTATTCCTTATCGTGGTGCAAACTCTTGTTGTAGTTTGATGTTATCAAAAAACTCTTTCTTTGTGTGAGGATCATCTTTAAACGAACCTTTAAGTACTGTAGTCTGTGTTAGACTAGAATGTGCCATGATGCCACGATTCTCACAGCAACCATGTGTGGCCTGTATATAGACTGCTACATTGTTGCTATCAGTTGCCTTGCTAATTTCTCTAGCTATGTCATTACACAACTCTTCCTGCAATGTACCACGACGAGCACACCATTGTGCTATTCTTGTGTACTTTGACAGGCCGATGAGTTTTTGTGCGGCAATGATACCGATATACGCGACGCCAGCCACAGGCTGGTGATGGTGACTGCACATGCTACGAAGCTCACTACGCACAACCAACATACCCTCATATCTATCCTCGCTATCATTAGGGAAAGCAGTACAATCTGGAGCAGCTTGATATCTACCTTCCATGATTTCGTTAAAGTACATTTTAGCCAGTCGTCTTGCAGTGCCTTTACTATTAGGATCGGTTTCACGATCAATAAGCAAACTGTCTAACACAAGTTCAAATGCTTCTGTTGCTTCGTTGATAAGATGTTCTTTATCACTGTCGTGTAAGTAATCACTGATATTATCTCCGGCCCAAAAACGTTTTCCTTCACGTCTCATCCTCATGCGGATTGCACCTGCCAAGGTTCCTTCTTGGTATCCGCCATCGCCTGCCATTGCGTCCAAGCCTGTTTCTTTACTTGTCAATTTTATTTCTCCGAGTTAATGTCGTGGATGACATTTATTATATTATTTTAACATCTCTAATAGTTTATTGCAACTAAAAAAGTTTTCTTTTAGTATATCTACCTGTTTATTTAGGCTGGGTATACGAGTTCTGTAATTTTCCATATGTTCTATAATTGTTTTACAGATGTCTGGACGATACACAGTATATGCATCATAGCTTTCAGTCCATTCGCTAGGATACTTGAATGTATCTAAGGCCATTTCGCTATAGCTTAGGCGATCCGGCACCATTGGGATAGCATCTACAATAGCACCTTCATACCAACTGATGCCCAGTGTTTCTTGCAAGTTAGCACTAAACACTAATTTGGCTTCACCTAACAAATTATGATATTCATTCTTGGTCAACTGTTGATCTTGACAAACAACAAACTCGTATTGCGGCAACTGATGTTTTAGATCACGGAATATTTCAACCTGTTTCTCTGGAGCAACACGATGCGGGAATAGAATAAGATCACGCTTCTTCATGTTCTTATACATTAGCAAAGTGTCCTGCATATACTCCATAGGCCAACCTGTGCGTACAAACTTAGGATACTCGCCTGCAAGTATTTCTTTAAGTTCTTCCTCGTACCAAGGATTTTCTACAGTATGTCCATTGTTCAGTAATTCTCTATTAAACAATTCAATATGAAAGTCAGTGGCAAAGTAGTTGTGATCAAAGGCAGAAAAGAACGATTTCTCTGCATTACGCACCCAAGGCTTGTTACCAACCAGTCTGCCTAGGAAGTCTTGCGGATCATATGAACCAGCATGCCATAAGCCATGTGTTGTTATTGGAATACCCAACAACTCACTCATGTACTTTAGGTTTATGATACCAGGATGCCAAGCGTCAGTAAACAAAAAATGATCGCCAGGCTTAACTGCTCCGGAGCAAAATAAACGACCCATCTGCTCAACTTGGCTAGCCTTGTATATATTAGTGCCGCCAAAGTTGAGAAATGCGCCAGGAGTGGTAGCACTAGGAATGTCCGTAGGACCTGATATAATGTTGACATTGTGTCCTGCCTTTTTAAGTAAAGCAGGTACATGAGTCTTCCATTGACCCGTGTACCTTGTCTCAACTGCTTCTAGATCAACGAGAAAAATTCTGCTCATTGCGGCGACCGTTATTGTCCCAACGAGGCTTGTTGCCTAAATA